CAACTAAGCCATTTGATTATAAACGAGAAGAGTGGGGGATACATCTAACAAAGATATTCGATAAGTGGGTTATTCCATATCTTATTCGTAAGATTAGAAAGGAACACATACTAGTATCTGAGTTTACTGAAGCAGAATTAGATGTCATTGACGAATCGTTTGCTTATGACAATGCTAACAATGAAGTTAAGAAACAAATATTAGAAGGTGTACCAACAAGTCCTGATACACAGAGTGAAATGATTGAGGGGTATAAGAAACACATCAAGAAGCTAGGAAAGAAACGCTTTATAGAGATTCCTGATGATTATTTCAATGATATTGAATGTAAGGTAACAGTTATCACTACTGGAGAGCAGAAGAATAAGGCAGTCATACTACAATCTCTATCAGAGCTAATGAAAACTGTCATGGCCTCATTCAATCCTGCTACTGGTGAGTTCGGAGTACTTAAGGACCCTACTCTATCAAAGATATTCAATGAGATACTAGAGATGACTGGAGCTGGTATCAGTCCTGTATCATTAGGTAAGGGTGCAATGCCTACTAAACAGGTCCCACAAGGGGCTACAAGCGCTGGAGCTGCAGGTCCGACACCTAGTCCAGTATCACCACCATTAGCTACTGCATAATATGAATCAATTATCTCTATTTTATAACAACATAGCCCAGAGAGAAGCGGTAAAAGAGTTCATGATTCTCGTTCTTAAAGAAGGTATTTGCGGGTGAAGATGTTAAGGGTATGGAGTTCGCAAATGAATGTATATTAGCAACGTTTGACAAACTTGAGGAAGAATATGGTAAAATAGAAGAACCAATTATCAGTAATTCAAGATAATAAAATGCCTAAACCTAAAAAAGTAGTTATAGATGAGGAGGAAGTTGTAGAAGAGGAGATTATTGAACCCAAAGTAGAAGACATAGAAGAACATCGTTTCCTCAAAGAGCGAAGAGCCTTAAAGAAAAACCAAGGATAGTATGAAAAAAAGAACTAAACAAAAAAAGGCAGCTAAAGTTCCATTCCCGATACAGGATAGATATCCTAAAGAGAATGCACAGGTAAATTTAACAAGATATCATTCAAGACGAGGTAAATAGGAATATGAGGGCTTAGGTAAGGACACCTCAATAAAAACCTTCCATGAGAGTAAACTCTTTAAATCACATAATTCATAGCTTATATGGAAAATGAAGAAGTCGTCACTGTCGAGACTCCAAATGACACAGTAGAGGAGACTGTAGAAACTCCAGATGTTGATACCACAGATGACACACACGAAACTCCTGAGGTTGATGCACAACAATTGCAAGCAACTAACAAGAAATTGTTTGAGCGAGCAAAGAAAGCAGAAGCTGAGCTTAAAGCTTTAAAAGGTAATAAGCCAGAAGTTAAAGCAGCCAGTTCTCCACAACTTAATGTAGAAGAAACAGTACTACTTGCAAATGGTATGTCTGAAGAGTTGTTAGCTCAACTTAAAGATGTAGCTCAAGTACGAAAGTTATCTCTAATTAAGGCACAAGCAGATCCCATATTTGTTGCGGTGAAGGAGAAGTTTGATAAGGACTTGAAGGAAAGAGATGCGAATCTCAGATCTTCAAGAAGTTCTGGTGGTGTTAAAGCAAAAAAAAGCTTTGATACTCCAGGATTGACCGCTGAAGAACATCGAAAGATGGTTATAGCTTCAAGGTAACTATTGTAGAGGACTATTTATTTATTTAATTTTACAAATAGATGCCAGTCCTTACAGGAACGTTTCCACTAGCCACTGAAACTAATGTTTCGTTGGATGCGTGGATTCCACTAGTTTGGGGAGAAAGAGTAAATGAGTTCTATCGAAATAAACTCGTTGCAGCTCCATTCTTCACAAACCGTTCTGACGAACTCTCAGGAGGAGGAGATACATTGTATACTCCAAACACAACTGAGTTTACAGCAAACGCAAAGACAACAGGAGTAGCAGTTACACTAAACAGTAACTCAGACACAAAGGTTACATTGACAGTAAACAACTGGTTCGAATCTTCATTTGCTATTGAAGACGCTGAAGCAGCTCAAGTAAAGCATTCATATTCAATTATGGAACGTTTTGCTAAGAACTGTGGATATGCAATTGCAAAGAAGCTAGACACAGCTATTGTCACATTGTTCCAGGGATTCTCAAGAACAGTAGGTTCTTCAACAAACCTATTGGGAGATTCAGATATTCGAGCAGCCTTCGCATATCTTGAATCAGCGGGTGCAGATATTGATGAATCAGCATTCTTTGTTTCTCCTAACGTCTTTTGGAACCAAATCCAGAAGATTGATAAGTTCTCTCTAGCAGTTAATAGCCCAGTAAACGATCCAACAGCAAAGATGCCAGCGGCATACTTGTATGGACGACCAGTTTACGTTACTAACCAGATCACTTTGAACTCTACACCATCAGGAGGTCGTTCAAATGCATTGGCAGTACCAGATGCTATTCATTGGGCAACAAGTCCACTAGGATCTGGGGGATCAAAGGGAACAGGTAAAGTTGGTTCAATGGGTGTTCGTGTTCAATCAAACTACATTCCAGAGTATCTATCTACTGTCACAACAGCAGATATACTTTACGGAGCAGTAGAGAACCGAGATGAAGGTGGTGTGCAGATATTGACTTCAAGTCTTTAGTCTTTAGTGGTATAATTACCACATCGGATTGTTTGTCGGGTTTGGTCCTCAAAATCCCTTACCCGACAGATTTTGAGAATAATCATATGAAAATACAAACAAGAGAAAGAGTTATAGGAGCTGCTAGTCAAGGTAATTCGTCTACCGTAATATCAGCTAATCCTGTAAGAGAAAGGGAAATGTTGGATAGACATGGTAATGTAATAGACCCACGCACTAAACAGATTATTAAACGAGCTCAAGATAACAATAAATAATGAAAGTATATTATGTAAATAGCGGTAATTGGGGGTGTTATATAGTTCGATGTCTTCTACCTCTAGTGGCTAATGGTTGGGATGGTGACGCAACATCTATTATTCCTTTTAATAAAACACCAGAGAATAAAGCTAGAGCTGCTAAAGAATCAGACATAGTTGTCTTTCACCGACCTGAAGATGCTAGAAAGCTTGAACTAGCTCAGTTATTGAAGAAACAAGGAAAGAAGATAGTATTTGATAATGATGATACATACAAGGATCATGATGCTGTAAAGCTTAATGACTATTTTGATAAAGAGAGAGTTACAAGAGGACTAGCTAAAGTTAATAGTATTACTGATGCCTTTATAATTGAAGCTGACCTAGTAACTTGTACAACTGAAGTATTAGCTGAGGAGTATAGAAAGCTTAATAGTAATGTAGTTGTACTACCTAACTGTGTAGACCCCTTCTATTTTGATGAACCTCTGAGAAATGAGACGGATATAATAAGAATAGGTATAACTGGATCAGTTATCACATCAACTGATTTAGATGTTGTAGCACCTATTATAAAGCACTACGAGCATGATAAACGAGTACGTATTGTAATGTTTGGACTACCACCTAATAAAATAGATAATCCTACTGTTGCCGCTATTTATAAGGATGAGTATGCCTTTCTTGATTCAGTGAATGTTGAATGGCATGCAGCTGTGGATGCTGACAAGTACTATGAGAAGATCAACTCTCTTAAATTAGATATAATGATTATCCCCAGAGAGGATAACTATTTCAATCGGGCAAAGAGTAATCTAAAGTTCTTAGAAGCTTCAATGTTTGAGATACCAGTTATAGCTCAAGGCTTTCATGACGGTAAGTCACCATATCAAGTCAATCCAGAGGACCAGAAGCACATGATGATTGTATTGGATAACAACGAATGGATCTATAAGATAGAGACACTCATATTAGATAAAGAATTAAGACTAGCTATGGGTAAGAAGGCACATGATTATGTTGTGGATAACTATTCAATAGATAGAAATGCATACAAATGGGAAGTTGCTTATAACAAAATAAAATGATCCCTCCATGGAAAATCTTTGGCAGACTAGGCAATTCTCTTTATCTAATATGAG